ATATTGTTTCATTCTATTCCTATTCAAAAGAAATCCTCCAATGAACCTTGCTCACCATAACCAGTATCGATAATCCAATTTATCTTATCTGTAATAAATTTCAATGGTTCAACAAAACTTTTCTCGAACTGTACATCATAATCTATTTTGCTTCGAATGTCAAGTTCCTTTGGCACACTTGTTATGAATGAAAATGCAGTTGATTGAAATATGTTTGGTTGCCTCAAATGCAGAAACCGAATCTTATCGCCTTCCAATATAAGTGGATACTTGTTCTGTAACTTCTGTTTTCTCACTAGGTGATTGTATAGTATCGCACCCTTAACATGAATCGGTGCACCTGGCGCAAAGAGAGTAGACTCACCAGCAAACTTTTTTACACCATTACAACTTCTTGGATATGCGATGTCTTCTGGTGGCAGACTCATAAACTCTATTCGAAAGTTCTGTATAAACGAATTCAACGATTCCTCATCACCATTCATAATAATCTTGAGTGCTTCTTTAATCTTCTCTCTACACGGTGCTGGTGTTGAACTCTTGACTGCTTCGATACCCATAATTTTCAACTGAGGTTCCTTGAAACGAACTCCCTCGATGTCCCATGCATTTAGAATGTATCTCTTCTTGGCAGTCCATATTGCCTTGTCAGCAATCACCTCACGTTTCATATTCATCTTCTGTGAATATGCATTCATAGTTTCAGCAAGCGTCGTGTAACTCTTGTCAATAAATGGTTCCAACTTCTCACTTGCAATCTTATCCAAGAAACTGATGATTTTTCTAGTTTCAGTTCCCTCTTCAAACAACTTGTCCACAAGTCTATCAAAAGTGATGTATACCGAATCGGTATCTGATGCAAGGACATAATCTTGTTCTTTTGTTTGTAGAAGCTTGTTAAGATAATCGTTAATACCTTTTTCAATCCATCTAATAGATAACTGACCAGCAGTAGTAATCGCAGTAGCAACCATAAGATCATAATACCGAAACCAGTTATTGCCAATAGCACCATAGGCAGAATTGAGAGAAATCTTTTTTGCCATTTGGATGTTGTCGTAACGAGATATGTCTTTAAGCAATGAGGGTTCACCAGTGTCCTCATACTGTTGCTTAGTTTTGAGCAGAAGTTTTTTATACTTAACACGATCATTGTACATGTTCTCCATTAACTCTGGGAGAAATCCTATTCTGTCTTTTCTAAAGAACGCACCGTTTGGAGTCATACAATGATTGGTTCTGTTTTCTACCTTTCCTTCCAAAAGTTTGTTGACCAAACCTTCTTGTATTTCATTGTCACTATTCACCAACGTCTCTGGTGAAATGTTGTATTGCATAATAAGATGTGGATACAGTGAATTTAAGTCAAACGACATAACCCATTTATGCATACCAATAATAGGATCTTTAACATAGGCTCCTTCAAATTTCTCACTCTTTGTATTGTTAGTCTTCTGTGGAATGACTATATTTTTCTTCCTCAGATGATTATATATCACAACATCCCAGTAACGAACTGTACCAAGAATGTCTGTGTAGTTTACTTTACCGTCATATGCCATAGTCAGACACAACTCAATGAGTCGCATCTTGTCCTCTAGCTTGTCAACGAGTTCAACGTCATTGATGTTATACTCAATGAACGATTGATAATCCTTTGTATACCACTCTCTGAATGTATCGAATGGATTGCCGACTTTACGTTCTCCAAGTTCGACAGAAGCAATGTGGTCTAACCGATACGACTCTTGGTTTGTATAGGTAAACTTACGATAGAGGTCAAAGTAATCAAGAGCAGAAACACCAGCAATGTTATACAACTGATGATGTCGTCCCATCTGATAAACTTGTCTATCGTAAACTCTTCCCCAAGGTGACAGTCGTTTTAGGTTGTCTTCACCAAGCAACATCTTAATGCGATTACAGAGATAAGGTATATCAAAAAACTCAGAGTTCCATCCAGTGATAATATCGGGATACATAAACTCCCAATCCTGAATGAACCGTTCAATCATGTCATGCTCATCACGACACTGAACGTAATTCACATCTTCACGATAATTGTTATACGGTTGTAATCCCCAGACCTTGATTCTCTTGTTCTGGTGATTCTTGATGGTAATTGACAGAAGGGGTTCTACAGCCTGTTCTGGATTTGGAAATCCATTCTCACACTCAACCTCAATATCAATAGTAACGATAAGAATCTTGTCCTTATCCCAAGGAACATCACCGTTAAACAAGTCACCTATGTAAGCATAGTTGAATTGAGTGTTGCCATAGATTAGGTCAGATTGTCCTTCATACTGCTTCAACCAATCCTTCGCATCATTAATCGATAGAAACTTTTGTGGCTCAACATACTTGTTATCGAGGGTTCTGTATTTTGTTGGTTTGTTAACCAATGCAAATAGAGTAGGTTCATACCTAACTCTCTTGCTAATACGTTTATCGTTTTCAACACCTCTTACTAGTAGATTGTTTCCCCACTGGATCACATTTGTATAAAAATTCATATAGTAGTTACATCACTCATTATGTAGATTGTTAGTTTAGTCTTCTCGCTTTTTGCCAATATTATACTTGGTCTCCAATGTCCATTCGTTCTTCTCACGAAAGGATAATACTTTTATCTGACTCAGGGGAGCAGCAGGCTCAGCCTTATTTTCAACACCAATCAATCCCCAATCATTTAGGAGATTCACGATAGTGTTTCTACGTGATATATCATTCTCTGATAGATTTGTGTGTTTACCATCAAGGGCAAACAATTCTTTGAAGTGAACTATGTAATACCGTCCCTGCTTGTGTAATATGTGACAGGACTGATATAGTTTTCGTTCTTTACGGGAAGCAACTCCAATACGTGACAATGTTTCACGAACCTTCAGAAAATCATCTGGTTCGTTCAAGGTCACCTCCAACATATCATCTTGTGTCCAATTAACGTCTTCCATTTCTTCCACCTTTATCTAATTTTTGTTTTATGGCGGAAATCTGTTCATCATTTAGTATATCAAGAGCGACTCTTGCCTTTTCATTGTTGTAGCCATAATACTCTTTAACACACTCTAGAGTCTTCAATTTCTTCGCCTTCATCCAAGGAGTATATCTGTTCCTTGACCTTAGACTATTTAGGTAAAAGTCGAACTGCAACTTCTTGTCCAGTTGTGGATACTGATTCATTTCATTGACAAACAGTATCGTGTCTTGAAATGGCATTAGACACTTATTGACTATAAATGGTGAGTATTTCTTCTCCCACATTTCATCCTCTTCATCCATAAGAGGTTCTTTGGTACGATTTATTGCTTTGAGATAATCTTTTAGTTCATACATAACTATGATTCCGTTATTACAGCTGCCATTTAACAAGTTTTTCGATGGCGGTTGTACTACTCATAACACATTTAAAAACAATAACAGTTCTCAAATCATAACATTCTCTAGAAACCGATTGTGCCTGATGAGGTAAATGTGCATTAAACACAATTAATCTATTACCAATGTACTCAATAAGTTTTCCATTGACAACGGTTCCACCACCATACTCTACTTTCCAATCAAGTCTGGGATAGTAAATCATGGTGAAATCACCATCATCTGTATGAATATGTGGTTCTATTCCATGTGTATGAGCATTCATGTATATGCGTATGAAATCATCAACATCATACTTATCATCGAAATGATATTTAGACTTTATCGTATTCCAAATAGGAAGCACCCATTCATACCCATTATCGACAATTCCTTTTGGATTATGTCCACAAAAGATGTGCCAATGTTTATTGGGTAAAAATGTATTGGAACGGTAGTCATACTTCCATGACAGTTCTTTCATTTCCATGCTAATGTATTCGGCCACATGGTGTTCTAGGACATCATCATAAACATCAATAATCATTCCTCATTCCTCATTTTTGAAAGACCAAGATGTCTTCATAATATCCAGTATCGGCCGACTTACCAATTGTAAGATGTTTAAATCCTATATTGTTCAACAATTCAATCATGTCTTCTTGGGTTATAGTCCACACACAAAATTTATAATTAACCACACTACCAGTTTCAATATCGGTATAGGTAAAAATTCCACTAAGATGTTGTGGTGTGTACCATCTGTATCTACGTTTAACACTGAACCCACTCTCATTATACTCTTGAAGAAGATCCTTGTTTGGATCAAAATCTAAATGATATTCTGGAAAATACCCTATATTCATAAACAAGAGTGCACCATCAAGCATTTGTTTATACATTTTTTGAAAAAACTTTTTCTTATGTTCTACACGTTCTTGAATGTTGCCTATCATTAGAATCCAATCATAATCAAAATATTCAGTCTCATATAAATCTTCCATCAGCACTTTGATGTCGGCACACTTATTCTTTAAATGTTTTATCATGCCAGTACTTTTATCTGTACCAGTAATATTATGATAACCATCCATATATAATTTTATTGCCACATTACCTGTACCCACTCCAAGTTCTAATATACGTCTACCGCCTGGAAAGGTTTTTATAAAATTAATCAGTCCTTGAATATTATCATCATCGGGCCATGTTGGAGATGCCCACTTATCATATATTTTGGATAACTTATCATACTCTTCTTCACAGTCATAATTTTCTATTTTCATTTGAACTTACCTCTTGCCATAATCTCTGTCAGACAAGCGAGCATATTGATTTCTTGATCCGCAACAAAAGCAGCTTTGTATTGGTACTCAGCCAGTATAACGACAATATGAGGAACACAACTACCATCCAAAAACTTATGAAGATGATCATAGATGTAGCGATACAGACGTACATGATCCATGTCCAGATTGTCCACAACCCACTTACGAACATTAGTAAACTCCTTATTCTTCATAGAATGAATCAATTCATCTATATTTACATCTGATATATTTACCAGTATGCCAGCATCTATCGTTCCAGATACCGAGTATCTTTGAAGTTCATTTACTATTCTTCTCCAATCTGGAAAATGCTTAAATATCAACTCTGCGATTACTTTCTTTTCATACTCTATGCCTTCATTCGTTAGCATTTCTATAGCAGAATTTAGAAAATCTGCAGCGAGTTGCTGTTTCTCTGATTTGGGAATATTAAAATCAATGACACTACACCTAGAATGTAGTGGTGGTATCAAACGATTCTTGTAATTACACGTTAGGATGAAACCACAGTTTTTGTGAAACTCTTCAATCATTCCACGTAATGCTGGTTGCGTTGACTGTGGATTTAGATAGTCTGCCTCATCAAGAATAAGATACTTGCGACCACCATGTAATGACACAGTAGAAGCAAAGTTTTTAATCTTGGTGCGAAGAACATCGATGCCAGATTCTTCTGAACCATTGACAAACATATAGGTTAGGTTGAGTTCTTCAAGCATGGCCCGAGCAACAGTTGTTTTACCAACGCCGGGACCACCAGACAGAATTAGATTAGGTATGTCACCTTGTGCAACAAACTTAGATAAAGTATCTTTTAGATGGTCTGGTAATACACACGAGTCAATCCTCTTTGGACGGTATTTCTCCACCCATAGAAAGTCTTTCATAATATAATGTCCTATTAAGAACCATAATGTGATTCGGGTTCGAGGGCTATAAAGTATTCAATATCCACGTTTGTGTTTTTGAAGTGACTGATTCTCTTTGAAGAGACACTAACATTATAGTCTCCCGACAACAGTTTCAGATTCTCAACCTTGAACCAGAACTTATAATCCACATCATCATCAGTATCAACAACATCGATTGAATATGCATTAGCAGTGTCATTCTTCTTATCAGTAACACGCAAACTGCCATTCTCCAATACCATATCAGGTGCACCAATAACTGCTGCTGCCTTCTGAACATTGGATAGAACGTCACTCGAAAGAGTAAACTCCACTTCACACTCTGGCATGTTGATTTCTTTTGTCACTGTTGTAACAACAGACGGATCAGAATACCAATACTTGAGAGATGACTTCTTTCCTTCCTCAGACATTATTACAAAATCATCTTTGAACTTCAGGTCTGGGGAATTAAACAAAGACATCGATGCAAGAAACTCATTCAAGTCGTAGATTGCAACTTCTTGAGAAAACTCTTCATCGACAGTTGATTGGGCAACTATGTTTTTCATAGCAGACATGGTACTCAGAACACTACCTTCTCTAACCAAAAGATTTTGATTGATGGTAGAATAGTTCTTCAATACTGATACTGTACTTTCACTTAATTTCATTATCTAACTCCGTTTCATTTAAATATAAAGCCATTATACCATAGTGTATAACTTTCAACAAGTCTCTTCGGTCCTTGCCGTTCTTCTTTCCGTATCGTTGTGCATACTTGAGTATGTTGCCAATACAGAATCCTTCACCGTGACCAGCATCTATAATGAACTCTGTAGCTTGAAACTTATTCTTGCTGTAGTGTTCATCATAAGTAGAATCGATATATCTTTTCAGTTCTAGTAATGCTCTGTCTTCATTGTATCTGTAACTAAGACTTTTTGCTTTCTTCATATAGTTCTGTCTCTCGTTTGGACATGTACTTCTTCAATTCTGCTTCCGTATCATGTACGTTCCAATTCATTGCAATAGACCTACGTTCACCATCACCATAGAAAGGCAATACCGCATGTTTCAACCACTGAGGAAATACCAACATAACACCAACCTCAGGCTTCACATAATCTTCTGTCTGTGGTCTAAGTTGCATGATGTCACGTTTGCTATTCAATCCCCAAACAAGATGTGTCCAACCATCAACACCACCAGAAGCATTATTAATTTCTGGTACATCAGGTGAGTCTTGAATACTTTGTGGAATTTTCAACCACAGAAATCCAGACAATCCAGCAACAGTATGGACACCATGATCATGATGAGGATTGTAGTCACCCGCATACGCATGGTTTGACCAACACTGTGAGAC